CCCCAGTTACGGATGTCTTCAATAGCCTCTGGGCTAAGGAAAATATCAGTCAAACGTGAGCGACGAAGACTAGCAGTATTACCACCACCATTTCTGATCATAACAGTTTTCATCAATGATACAAGACGCTTAGTAAACTGTCCAGCAGTTGCGTCTGCATCAAAAACTAAAATGTTTCTATCAGCAGCAGCAGTTAATAAAGTATGCCAACCATCATCATTAATTTTTTTCACAAATGAAGCCTCTAGAACTTGCATAGCACGAGCTACGATGTCCCAACGAGCCTCTCTCGCATAACGAAGCAGCCAGTCAATAGCAGAAGCAATTCCATAAGTCGGAACTTGAACGTAGTCACCTTCGACTTGACGTTCAGGAATACGACCGTTACCTGGATTAGTATAAGCAACAAATTGATCTTCTTCACCTGGGGCAAGCAAGTCAAGTGGGAACTCGACTGCTGAACCTGGAGCCATAGGAAGTGTTTCATAAATTCCACTTACTACATCACCAACTAATACACCCTGGCGTAGAGGCATCTCTAGAGCTTTTGCTAATTCTTGCTGTGCTGGAAAGGCGACACTTGTATCTAAATCACCAGACTTAACAATCATATCAATGATTTCATCATCTGGTTTTTGTAGTTTTACATCAGCCATTTATATTATCTCCTTTTCACATATTAAGGTAGGTTGACGGAGACTTTGCAAAAGCCGTCTTCGTCTTTAGTTGTGATAAATCTACCTACAACAAGGTTACCACCAATGAAATCAGAGGTACTAATGTAACCGCTGTGACCTACATATGCAACTTGTCCAGCAGTAGGAGTCTGACCGGGATAAACACGGTCTGTTACTACTGTACACTTAGGCCAAATTGTAACCTTTCCACCTTTTACTACTTCTTCTTTGTGCCAATTCTCATGCTGACGAGTCAAGTCAATATCAACCATATCACATGTTAGAATACCAAGAGGCGCTTCGCCTGATGGTGCAGCAACATATGATGCTAATTGTTCGCCTTGATCCATTGCAGCACCAGAGCCAGCCGTTGAAATACAAGCTATTCCACCGCGCTCTGCGACTTCATTCATGAAGAAGTCAATTTCAGAATCGACATGAATTCTATCTGGTCTTAAAGCCATTGATTATTCTCCTTCTTCTTTATTAGCAGTAGCGCGTAGGACATGGTTGGTAAACCAACTTGCAGCCTTCGCAACTTTATCAGCAGGAATATCGTCGCCACCGCTTGACATATCGGCATCATCAGATGCCTGGGCATCATCAAGATCAGTGTCAACATCACTGTCATCGGATGCGTTTGCATCGTCAACATCGTCACCGCTCTTGGCCTTGTCTTTCATTTTTTCATCATCATCCTTGCACTTTGCAGGAAGTGATTCAACTAATGCATCAAACATCTCATCAGACGCATTCGCAAACTTATCTACTAAGATGTTTGCTTTTTCTTCATCCACCTTGGCAAGCAAAGTAGCTTTACGAGAAGCAGCAATCGCTTCTTTTTCTTGCTTTGCAATACTTGCTTCGGCTTCACTTAATTTTGCCTTAACTTGGTCTAGCTCTGCTTCGACAGCCTTAATTGACTCATCTTTCGCATTTGCTACTTCTTTGCTTGCTTCTAGTTCACTGGTCAATGTCTCAACCTGCTTTTCTAGTTCAGCAATTGCAGTTTTGGCATCATCAAGTTCTTTCTGAGCCTCTATGACCTTGGAAGCCTTTAACGCTTCCAGTTCGGCCTTAATGGCATCATATTGTTCTTGAGTAATACTCATAAAATTCTCCTGTACATTAGAAATTTCTAATTCCTCTACCGTTGCAGCAGCACCGATAAATGAACTAATTTCACTTCTATCATTATAGTTTGTTATTTTGCTTCGAGGATTAGCAGGATTGTCTACCAAACCTTTTCCACTAAACGAAAAACCACGCAAAAGGCGACCGATTTTATTTCCATCGAATTCGCCGGTTCCACCATAAATGCGAAGATGTTTAGTCAAAAATGAACTTTCGTCATTTCTAGCTAATACCTTATGTTCGCCGTTTGGTGTAATGATAGCATAATCAAAATTGCGGAACAGACATTCCATAGATACACACCATTTGCCGTCTGAGATTTCCGCTATGATTTTGTTCATTCTAGCTTGGAGTTGTTCATCAGACCATTTCCGATATAGGACTGATCCAACCACAATATCAAATTGGTCTGGCAATGCCTCCTCAGAAGTTATAACATTACCATTGAAATCAACAATTTTTGACGATGTTAGATGACCGATAATATCAGTCTCGTCATGCATATAGTTAAATTGTTTGTCTATTGGAGTGTTTCGTGCCGCCCAAATTTCTTTGGGATCAAACACATCATCATTACTATTCCATCCAACTGAGGCTAATACAGACTCTAGATAGAATAGATCAAATTGGTTAGGATTAGCATCAGCATTTGCTTCAAGCATTTGCTTCAGTTTATCTTCTTCAGCATCGTTTAAAGTAACTTCTGTCACAGCCGACGCAAAAACAAGCAAGCCACTTGATCGGACTACTTCGGCTATTCCATCTTTAGTTTCATATTTAAAAATAGGAATCATTATTTTATTACCTCAGTTTATTATACACCATTTGTAGCAAAAAACCACAAAAACCACCCAATTACTCGTAATGTAGAGCATACGCAATAGAATACATGTGTCTAATTTCACTCAAATTTGGCGCTTTTCCCATTCGTACTGAAAAATCAGCCATTAACTCTCTGGTCATAAGATCAATCTCATTATTAGCGCTACTATATACTAATGCTTCATGTATACATTCATTAGTCAATTCATCAAACGGTTGTATATGAGCCAATATGTTAAATTTGATGCGTTCAATTTCGCTTGCTTCGTCTTTAGATAAACTACGCATAGTTTTCTTATTGTAAGCATATAATAGGGCAGGAGTAATCACATCAGAAATAAATTCTTGAGCGTTATCTGCCCAAATTACTGTATTTACAAACGCTTTAACAGACGGCTTACTGGTTGGTTTGGGTTTACGCTTTCTGGTTTCAGTTACATTCTTAGGACGACCACCAACTCCTGGTGGCTTTGTTTCTTTAGCTTTTTTAATATCAAGTTCTTTCATTTGTATCTGTGTTTTCGCCATTTTGTCAATACGAGGTTCTTGACCTTCTTTTCGATCATCTAAATCTATACCAATCTCAGAAGGCGCTACATCGCCAGCTTGTAACAATATCTTACGATATTCATGCTCCTTGTCAGGAGTGTGGAATGGACTTGCTTTATATGGCATACGCTCGAAAGTTCTTTCTCTAGCTTCATGTTTAACACGAGCTTTTTCGACATTAGGCAATCTACCAAACAATTCTAAGATAGTATCATCAGAAATAATATCACGATCCCATAGATCCATAAGCAGTTTGCGTTCCGCAGGCTCATCAGCTAATGCCATGAAATCAAACATGATTTGTGGCGGCGGTCCTGCAAAACCCATAGCTTTATGTATATATTTTAATTCTAGATTCCAAAAATCAACCAACATATCTCTACCATACTGTAGTCGTTTTATCATAGTATTTAAACCTATGAAACTGCTAGTATTTGTAGATCCAGTTGTCTGACCGCGCAATGAAGCCGGAATACCTAGACCTTCGTATATTGCTGTAATTGTTGTCTGATATTTCTCAGAACCCAACCAGCGCCATACTTGACTATTGGACTCCTGAAAACTAAGTTCCGGCCCCCAAACTAAGTCCATTGTTCCACCACCAACATTGTTGGCTAAAATGGCTCTTAGTTTATTTATTGCGGTTCTTGTAGGCAGAATACTATTTGCGGGACTATCACCAATAATACCCAGTGTCCACAATCGTATATTTGAAATAGCTCCATCTAATGCTGACCTATCAGCCAACTTAAGCTGATTCAACATTAAAAGGTCATCTAATATACAATAACACATCGGGTCTGCCCATAACTCCCAATCATCCTTTTTGTAATAGTATATACTAATCTTATCAGGATCTAATGGTAAAATCCTATCGCCACGATTAATTGCAGCTAAAACATCCTTCGGAATCTTCTCAATCATTTTCTTGACTTGTGGTGCCATTTTGTCCTGTTTTTGCGCCTGTTGGACAGCAGAGCGCAATCTTGGGCTTATTTTCAACCCTAATGCTGGAGCGCCGACGAACTGCGCCAGATCGCCTGCAACGACCTCCAGAGCGAGCGGATTGATAAATTTATATTTTAATGGTATCTGGCGTGGTCTAGTTTTTATTCTTTCAATTTTAACTTCATTTTCCTTACCAGTGCCCTTTTTCCAAGTTCTTTCTTGATAACTAGATACAGGACCATAACTTTTTTTGGCAATCACTTGACCACATCTATACAAACTATTTAAGAATCTTTCTGATCTTTCAGCACCACTAATTTTTTCCCACCATGTATTATAAAATCTTTGAACATTAGGGTTTGGATGTTGTAATCTTATTCCTTGTGCTCCAAAATCACCCATAAGATCTATAACATTTTTAACTAAACCAACTTTTTTGTATGCAGTCATACACATTGCAATGATATCTTCTTTACGTAATGGTACTGCTGAAGAAGGTCGGAAATAGTCATAATCTTGTGGGCTATAGTCGCTTTTTACCGATATATTGGTATCATGGTTCAAAAATGTTCGACCTACAGCAGTAGCACGACCACGCTGTATCACCGGATCTTCGTTTTGTTCGTCTATTTCTGTACCATAAGAAGCAAATGCTTTATCACCTGTCCAAAATAGTGGTTTTTTAGTACTCATTATATAATCCTATTGTAATTGAATTGTAATGGTATTACATATTATTATACACCATTTTTAATCATATAATCCTGATAATCCTCGTGCCATCCAATCTGCACCAACATAATCTCGCTTATCCCCGCCTGCTTTGGCTGCGCCAGCAAAACCACCAACAGCCGTAACAAAATATTTCTCAGGATTGCGAGCCATTTGGCGTGATACCATGTTTGCCATAACAAGCGCAGAATATCTGTCCTTTCTTAGTCGGCCCTTTTTGTTTCCTGGTAATTTGATTTCAGGTGTATCCCATCTATCTCTACCAGTTAATGTCTGTGTAATAATAATAGTAGATAATTCATTCTTCAGTTCTTCTATTTCCATCAAACAGTCTTCTAATGTATCATAAAGCCTGTTTCCTTGCTCATCTGCAATTTTAGCCAATCCTAAACTAACACTATCAAAAAATGGAAATATACACGCTTTGTCTTCAAAATCTTTACGAAGACCGTGGTTTGCCTCAGAAGTCCAGTCAGAACTTGAAAAATTAATCATCTCAATAATATGTAGTCCTGGCTCACCATCTGTGTCTGGATTTGGTTTTTCATAATCTATAATAGGCCAAATTTGAACTTCGCCTTCTTCAACATTAATCTTATCAAGATCATGTAGAGCTTCGCGTATTGCCACTCCACCACCTTGTGAATCCATAGCTATTCGTTCACATGGAAAGATTTTCATTAAATCTCTAATTTTTCGCGCACAATATGAATAGAAATCTGTTTCTTTAGTCAAACCAGCTTTTATACGCTCCTTATGTTCCCTAATATTTGTGCTCCATGCATATACAATTCGTCTATGGTCACTATAATGTTCTAAAATTACAATTGAAAAGTTATCTATTTCAGATGCCGGATCAATACCATATACATATTTTTTATTAACCTGTCCACGCAGCGTTGCTGTAAAATTGACTTTACCACTTGGCAGCTCAATCTCATTATCATTTTTTAATACACAAGACTCAATTAGACTTCGTTTAAAAAATCCATTAGAGTCATTTGAAAAACAAGCACCAAACTCCATTAGATAAATGCCAGAATGAACGGTAAGTCTAGAACGATTGACCATTGCTTCATCCATAAAGCCTTTTGGTATTAGTTCAAATGGAAGTCGTATAATAGAGTAATCTCTCCAGTCAAAATCTTCTGGTACACCTTCTTCATCATCACCAAAAATAGATTCTAGTTTGTGTTGATCCCCTCTGCTTCTTATTATACTACGCCAACGCTTCCAATATTCTCCGAAGTGATTAAAATCATAATATGCTGTACCACTAAGAATAATTTGGTTATCTAATCTTACATTAAGATCATCAGGTGGATCTAGTCCAAACTTGTCTGCCCATTTGCGTGCTGCTCTATCTCGTACTGAATCTATAGGACTAGACTTAACAGCAGCAAAACCAGAAATAACATTTTCAAATATTTCTTTAGTTTGTGCTGCAAATTCATCAGCAATAATATCATTAGCGCGCTGACCACGAATACGGCTACCATCACCAATAGGCAATGCCATTGCTACACTATCACCAATATGAAAGCGAAACATGTCTGGTTCATGACGCGGGCCTGCGCTTTGTCCACACAGATCCCGAAACCGGGGTGCATTATACCATATGCTTTCCATGTAATTGAAGATGACCTTCGATTGACGAAAAGCTGCACCTACTATGATTATTTTTCTTTCTGATAATAAGAGAATACGCAATAATGAATAAAGTGCCAGCATAAATGATTTTCCAAAACCACGGCTTGCTATAAGCATAGGAAAACGTCGGTTCCACATTTCAGCCAGCATGATAGCCTGGACAGGAAGAAGTTGAACGCCCAGAATTTCTTTGCATATAAAAGAAAAATACTCTGGTCTTTGCATCAACCAGAGTACATATTTGTGTGGATCTTCTTCGAACTCTATAGGTATGTGATCTAATG